CGCCGACCGAGGGCTCAGGCGCATGCTCGTCTTGGTTGTGCTCGATTGTCAGCATGTTGTCAGTAGATGGTAAGCCATCGCTTACCATCCCGAGCCACTGCTCGGCGCTCATCTCGTCAGGGCTCTCAGGGCTCGCTGATGGCTTCCTCACCAGCACCTCGGTCTGCTGCCGGTCGATCAGAAGACCATGCAATTTGGCCACCAGCTGGTACGCCGCGATGGCCGCAGAGCCCTGGCCGAGAGCCCTGCTCTCGCCTGCTACGGCCAGAGCCTCGCGGCTCAGGGAAGCCGCCGACACGGGCTCAGCCGCGACCTTGGAAGCCACGATCTCGGCCTTGCGCTGCTGGACCTTAACCTTTGATAACAGCCGCGACGCAGCCGCCTCGCAGACGGCTCGCGACTTCGCCTCGCCGTACACCTTGGCGTAGGCGTGGGTGGCAGGCATGCCCTCGACGACAAGCCAGAGGAACTGCTCATGCCTAACGGGCAGCTGGGTGAACATGCCCGCAGACCTAGCAGGGAAGCCCGCCAGAGCGCAAGAACGCGAAAAGGGCAGGGGATTGCTCCCCTGCCCTCAAATCGCTCCTGCGGCCTCCTGCGGCCCGCTGCGGCCTACCAGTCGCAGGCGGCGTCGTCGATGCGCGCCTGCCGCTTGGCGTCGGCGGCCTCGTCGCGCTCGTATTCCGCACGGGCCTCGGCCGCCTCGGCGAGGCGCTCGGCCTCGTCCATCGAGGCATCGTCGGCCTCGTTCTCCAGATCGAGCAGGTCGAGGATCGCCTCGGCCTCGGTGCGGCCCCAGCCCATGCGGCCCTCGCCGCCCTCGTCGCTGTCGCGGTGTGCGCCCCAGTCGAAGCCGCGATCGGGGATCGGCGGGAAGGCGTGCCACGTGACGATCGGGTCGGCAGGGGCGTCGAGGCTGGAACAGCGCGATACGAAGATCGCCCACGCCGCATCGGCGGTGACATCGTCAGAGGCGCGAGAGGTGGCGAGATAGACTTCGCGCAGGGCGGCGGTGGAGAGGGAAGCGAGAGAGGTCATGGTCGTTACTCCGTTGGGTTGAGGGTGAAGCCAGCGCCTAGAGGCGCTGGTCGAGACGGTAGTCGGCCAGCACGCGCTCGCGCTCGGCACAGTCGTCGAGGTGGCGCTCGTAGGAGGCCGCCCCGGTGCGCTCGACATAGGCGTCATGCAGCGCGCCGCACAGGGCCGTGTGCGACTGCTCCAGCTGCTCGATGGCGCGGTCGAGCGCGACCTCGTAGCGCACCGGGCTCGGGCTCTCGCCGCGCACGTTGGACGTCATGCGACCGCAGACGCGGGCGGCGTCGAACGAGACGAACAGGCGGGCGCGCACGACCTCGTCGAAGCCGCCGCACGCGTTCAGGTACAGCGACGAGGTCGTGAAGCCGACCACCCAATCATTGCCCTTGGCAGGTTCGTTGCGCAGGTCGTGCAGGCGCTGGTCGACGGCGTCGATGCACTCGCGGATGAAGACGATCGAGGCGGTGATCTGGGCGACGGTGCGGGCGGGGGTGGTCGAGGTCGAGGTCGTCATGGTCGTTACTCCGGTGGCGGCGTCATTGCCGTCACCCACATATGGGAGCCCTCGTTGAAGAGTTCAAGAGGGCTCCACGAATTATTTTTCGAGGGCTCTACCGGGAGAGCGCGTCGATCAGGCAGATGAGGCCCCACAAGCCTCCGAGAAGCGTCGCGCACACCATGAGGAACATGCCCGTGAACTTGAGCGTCGCGGCCGGGGCATTGATCATTCCCATGGTCAGGAACATCAGCACGGGGAACACGAAAAGCGAGAAGAACAACATCGCTCAGGCCCCCCTGCCCATGACGGCCGTCAGCTGCTGCAGCCCGGTCTCGGCGACCTGATCGACCTTCACGGCGACCTCGTTGCGGAAAAGTCCCATCACCTTGGGGCCGATGTGGAGATTGGCAAGCTCGACGCCCATCGCGCGCTCCAGATAGGTGGCGGCGGCGCGGACGACATCGTCGCCGTTGTTGCAGCCGCCGTCGGTGATCACCAGCATGACGCGCCTTCTGCCGTTGGCGCGCTTCGCCTGCAGGGTCGCGGCGAGCAGCATGTTCTCGGTCAGGGGGGTGGAGCCGCCGACCTGATTGTAGGCGTATGCGAACTTTCTGCCGTTCGGCTTCTCGCGGCCCTTGGTCATCAGGTCGAGGCCGCTGTCGGTGAACACGTGGGCAGTGCAGTTGACGCCCACCTGCGACGCGGCCTGCGCGGCGGTCAGCGCGAGGGCGGCGGCGGCGAGAATGCGCGTGCCCGCCATCGAGCCCGAACCGTCGATCAGTATCTGCAGGTCGGTGTCGTAGCCCTCGCTGAGAACGCGCTTGCCGAATATCGTCTCGCTGCCGGTGGTCAGCTTGTGCAGGGCCTTGGTGTTGAGCCGGCCATTGAGGCGGCCGCCGTCGAAATCGTCCTGCTCCTCATGCTTGAGGGCGCGGGCCAGCAGCTGGCGCTGCTTGCCCATCTTCGAGGCGTTGCCCGTCACGAAAGCGACCGACCCGTCCGTATCGCGGCCGGCGATGCGGCGGTCGCCGACGCCCGCCTTGGACGCCTGCTCGGTGGCGCGGCGCAGGCCTTGGATGATCTCGCGCTGCGCTTGGGCCTCGTCGCTCTTCGACACCAGATTGCCCTCGGTCGTCGGGGCCATGTCGACAGGATCGACATCGCTGGCGGTGAACTCGTCGGCAGGCTTGGGCTTGCCACCACCACCACCCTGCACGGGGGCGGCATCGCCGGCCTCGTCAGCCTCGTCGGCTTCAGCCTCTGCCCCGGGGGCATCGGGGTCATCGCGATCCTCCATCATGCCGCCCTGTTCGGCCACAGGAGCCTGCTCAGAGGCTCCAGCCTCGTCGGCGGTGTCAGACGCCTCGCCGGCCTCGTCGGCCTCTGGCGCGGCCTCTACGGCCTCAGGCTCGGCATCCTGCGCCTTCTCGGCGAGCATGGCGGCATTGATCGCGGCCACGACCTTGTCGGCCAGATCGAGGCAATCCCGCGTCGACTGGCAGGCCTTGAGGTCGGCGAGGGCCCACGGCACGACCTGCCCGACGATGCCGTTCGGATTGAGGTTGCGGGTGATGTCGGAGATGTCGACCGCGTAACCGTTGGCGTGACGGCCCAGCGTGGACAGCGTCCAGCCGATCGAGCGCGGATTGTTCGGGTTGTAGCCGTTCACGACCGCCTTGGTATGCAGCATGTCGATCAGTTCCGACAGGACCTTCACGGCGTTGTGCGCGATGCCGCGATCGATCGTGCGCTTCTCGATGCGGACGTCTTCCAGCGCATTCAGCAGCTGGTGGCGGTTGGTGCGGACAGCTCCCTGCCACGTCACCTTGCAGGTGTCGTTGGGGTGGCCGACCTCGTGCAGGCCATAGGCCGCCCAATGCCGGAACTCGTCGGCCGACATGCGGTAGGTGGCCTTGCGCACGGGCATGTTGACGGTGACGCGGACGTAAGTCTCGACGCCCGGGGTGCCTTTCCAGTCGACCGACGCGGTGCCGGAAATGGCATCCGCGACAACGCGGACGTTGAAAATGGTGTTCGGATAGCTCGCCTTCAGCAGGTCGGTGATGACGATCTGCAGGGCGTCGAGGGCCTGCGGGTAGAGGTAGGACATGGTCGTTACTCCGTTGGGGTTGGTGTCGTTGGAGCCCCGTATATAGGGGCTCCAATTGAAGAGTTCAAGGGGTCAGAACGCATTATCCGCGAAGGCCTCGGACGCGGCGGAGGAGGAGGGAGCCTGCGGCGCGGTCTGGCCCAGCATGAGGGCCTCGAACTCGGCACCCCACTGCAGCGTGGCCATCGTCTCCATGGCGGCGCGCTCGGTGGCGGGAAGCCGGGTCAGCACCGCCATCTCGAAGGCGGACTTGGCACCGAACCCATCCTTGAAGGCTCCGACGAAGCCGACCATCTGCCGCAGGCTGAGGGCAACGCCCTCCATCTCGGGCAGCTTGCGGGCACGCGCCATGAACTCGGCGACATGCTCGGCAGCGGGCAGCGGAATGCCGGTGTGCTGGGTCAGGGCGGAGGCTTCCTGCGCCTTGGTGAGATAATCGACGCGCACCATGCGCTTGAAGCGGTTCACCAGCGAGGCGTTGGCGGGATTGGTGCCGGCGTACTGGCCGGTCTCGTCGCCCGACCCGTTGGTGTTGTCGGTGATCACGAAGCACACGCCCGGGGCGACCTTCACGACCTCGCCCGTGGCATGCACGGTATAGGTCCGGTGATCGTCGGTCATGTTCTGGATGATCATCTGCGCGCCGGCGCTCATCACCATCGGCTCCTCGATCACGATGACCGTGCCCGGGCGGCGGATCGCTTCCAGCAGCGCGCCATCCTTCCAGAAGGTGGTGCCATCCTTCGCAGCCATGGAGCCGACGAGGTCGCCGACGTCGGTCTGCTTGGTGCAGGTGATCTTCACGCAGGGGCGACCCGTGAACGCGGCGAACATCTGCACCATCGTGGTCTTGCCACTGCCTGACGGCCCGACGGCCCAGACGTTGGTCTCATGCTCGCCGGCGAGGGCAAGGGCCGCCATCGCCTCGACGTCGACCACGTAGAACGGATCGACCACGGGAGCGACGCCGTGCGCCTCCCACAGCGACACCGGCTTCTTGCCGAACGCCTGCGAGGTCCGCACGCCGAACAGCTTGGCGAACTCGATCGTCGCGCCGGTCTTCGTGGCGTAGGGGATCGCACCGAGCGGGGCCTGCGGCGCGGCCGCGACAGTCACGACCTTCTCGACGGTCTGCACGACCGCAGGCTTGTTGGCGGCGGCGACGACCGGGAGCAGCGCCTGCTCCAGTTCGCGCTTCACCAGCGGGGACAGGAACTGCTCGACGCCCGACAGAAGGCTCTCGACGTCGAAGTTGCTGGTGATCGGCGTGGGTGAGGTCATGACCATCGAGCCCATGGCGTTGGAGTGCGGAACGAACGCGCCGGTCGGCGCGCTGCCGGTGATCTGGGCGATGATCTGCTCGACCTCGGGCAGGATGTCATGCTCGACGGCAAAGACCAGCAGGTCGGCGTTCTTCGCCTCGCGGCTCTCGATGCCCTTGGCGGCGATCCACGCTTCCCACGCGGTGTGAGCCTTGACGAAGGCGCGGACGGCACCGCGAGCGGCGGTCGGGATCTGGATGTTCATGGTCGTTACTCCGATTGGCGGGCGGCAGTCCATCTGCGGCCGGTCCACCACATATACGAGCCCTCGTTGAAGAGTTCAAGGGCTCCGGGCAATTATTTTTTGGAGCCCTTCATACGCCCGGAGTTTCGCCCTCAGTTCGGTCGGCCAATAAGACCGATGTATCTGCGCCCCCTTGCGGTCCAGCACCGTCAGCATCCACTTCGAGCCCAGCGCCTCGACCTGCATGAACAGCCCGCCCTTGAAATGGCCATGCGAGATCGGCTTGCCCGTGACGCGCTTCCAGTTCCTCGACGACTGGGAGAAGCGCACCTTCTTGACGAGCGCCGTCTCACGTCCCTTGGCGGCGGCGAGATCGCCCTCCATGTGCCCGGCACAGACACAGCCCACGGCGAGGGGCGCATGATCGGCGTGCGTCATGTGATGCACGTAGCGGATCGTCATGCGCTCGCACATCTCGCATGTTGCGTCGGGCTCGCCCAAGTCTTCAACATCGGCACAGACCCAGCCCTTGTGAGGGACACCCGGTTTTGCCCACAGTCCATAGTCCATTGTCGTCACTCCTGTTGCGTCGGTGCGTCGGTCATTTTTGCGTGCGTCGGTGCGTCAGCATCGGTCCCCTTACAGGGGGGGGGGACCGACGCAGATTTTGCGGCGGTGTGCGTCAGTCTGCGTCAGTCGACCGACGCAACCGACGCAGTGTCCCAGTCGGTGCCGAAAACGGTGTCCTCCGGGCGCGTGCCGACCTCAATAAATTCACGCTTGTGGCGGTTGAGATCGAAGCCTTCAACTACCGTTAGCCAGCCCTTTTTGGCCCAGTCGTTCACGACGTCTTCGACGAGCCTCTTGACGCCCGCTGCCCCCAGATCGAGCCCTAGGGCTCCGGCGATCACGGTTCCAACCCAGTCGACGGCCTTGCTGGATTTTCGAAACGTACCCTTGGCGATCTCGTCTTGGGCGGCCCGCACCCGGTGCGGCTCACTGGCGAAGTCGGTTGATGGCGGTGCCCACCGCACCACCACGCCGACGCCGTCTTCCGGCAAGGCGGCCAGCCCGTCCGCCGGCGCGTCGTCGCCGTTGCCCAGCCCCACGCTCTCGTGCTTGTACCAGTCGGCCCCCGCCCCCGGCGGCACCATGTTGGCCTTGGTCGCCTCGTGCTGCACGGCGAAATATGCGCGCGGGTTGCTGATGCCGAACCGCAGCGCCACCGGCGGCGGCATCGGTGCCAGCACCCGCGCGTGCCGGGTGGCGTTGATCAGCGCCGACGCGCCGCGCGCGTCGTCCACCGATGCGTCCGACTTGACCCCGGTGCCGGGCTTGCGCGTGTGATGCACGATGTCGACCGCGCAGTGGCACTCGTCGGCGATGCGGGCCAGCGCCTTGGCCACGAGGTCGATCGCCATGTTGTCGTTTTCCGACACCATGTGCGCCGACACGAATGGGTCCAGCACCAGCACGTCTATCCGGCGCGCCTTTATCACCGCCTTGATCGCCTCGATGACCCCGCCGTTCAGCACCGCCCCGGCCTTCCCCGCCGCCGCCATGACGATCTGCTTTTCGCGGCCGCTGTCGACGTAGAGCCGGTCGCCCAGATCGGCGTCGTTGATGCCGTAGTGCAGCCCCAGCGCGTGGATGCGCCGCCCGAGTTCGATGAGGTCGTCCTCGCCGTTCCACAGCCAGACCCGCAGCGGGGCCCGGACCTTCACGCCCAGCAGTTCGCGCCCGGTGACCATGGCCAGTATCTCGGTCATGACCAGCGCCGACTTGCCCATGCCGCCCGGCGCGACGGTCGCCGAGACGTAGCCGCGCATCAGCCGGCCGCCGTACAGCCACGGCCGGCGCGGGAACGTCTTGGGGTCGATCAGGCGGAATGCCGCCGTGTCCATGAACTGCGGGATATCGCCGAACACCGACGCGGCCTCCCACTTCTGCCGCCACGCCGCGAAGGCGTCCGGGTCGGCCTCCTCCGCCATCCGCCGCAGGAGCCCGCCGCCCGACCTGACGTTGGCGCGCACCGTCGTGTCCCAGCGGTCCTGCGCGCCGGCGGCGTCGTAGTGCTTCGACCGCGCCGAGTAGCTGTCGAAGATCTCGAACGGACCGCCCGCCCCCATGATGCCGTGCATCACCTCGATCCACTCCTCGCGCGGCGTCGTGTCCGTGAGCGGGAGGATATCGACGAGGTCTTGGAGGGCCTCGTCGCCCAGCGTCCACTCGAACCGCTTTGTCGACGGAGCCCCCGGAGCCTTGGCCGGACCCTCCATCGCCGCGAGTTCTTCCACCCGGTAGATCGCGCCGCCCAGCTTCATGACACGACCCGGCCGCTCTTGGTGTGGGTGCCCTGCGGCAGGCGGTACAGATGCACCGGGTCGAGCGCATTGTCGGACTTGCCCCATACCGGGTGCGTCTTCATCCGCGACCGCAGCGCCCGGTAGTCCGGTTTCGGGACGCCGTGCGTGCCGTTGGGGCCCGCGAGGGCGAAGCCGTAGTGCCAGTTCCCGTCAGACGTTTCGAGCTTCCACGTCGGTTCGCGCGGGCAGAACAGGTCGACGGCCTCCTTGTCGAGCTTGGTGCCGACGTCGTCGAGGACGAACGCCATCACCAGCGAACACCAGTCCGCCCGCCGCCCCGGCGCGCCTTCACGCATCAGGCCGATGCTGAAGTAGCAGTCTTCGCTGTCGGGCAGGTCGCCCGGCTCAAGATGGCAGACCCGCTTGCCGTGCATGTTGCTGGTCCAGCAGACCCATGCCTCGTCCCAGCGGTGACCGAATATCGCCTGCAGCAGGCGTTCGCTTTCTGTTGATAAAGCCATGACTTTCTCCTATATGTCACGGCGAAGGACGGGATTGCCCTTCGCCTGTATGGCTGGTTGTGTTGGCTGGTTGTGTCGTTACTCCGGGCTTACGCCGCTCCGTCGTCGAATGCAATTCCGTCCTTTGACCCCGACTACCCTTCTCTGAAAGCGACCGCTCCACCCCCCGGCAGCGGTCGTCTTTTTTGGGCCTCCCCCCACCCAAAGTCCAGCCGCTACATGTAGCCGCCCAAGGGCCGCCACCTACTTGCCGTAGCGCCGCGAGATCTTGACCTCCGACGCCAGCGGCAGTCCCTTCGCCCATGCCGGCACCGTCTCGACCAGAATTTTCAACAGGGCCGCCTTGCGCTCGACCACGACCGCCGGAACCTCCCACACGATCTCGTCATGCACCGTCATGATCGGCCGGAGCCCTGCGGCTTCCGACGCCAGCAGAGCCTCGGCCATGATGTCCCGCGCCACCGACTGCGTGAGGTTCTCCACCAGCTTTCCACCGTATGTCCTCTGGGTTCCCCACTGCTTGGTGATCGCGTCGACGCCGTCGAACTCCAGCCCGTTCTGCCCCAGCCTCATGTTCTGGTAGGCCAGCTTGACGCCGTTCGGCTTCTTCAGCAGGAGATATCCCCGCAGCTGGCGCACCGCCACGCCGTGCGTGTCGTACATGATCTTGCCGGGGTTCAGCACCGCCGCCTCGACTGCGTGCTGCAGCGCCTTCCAGTAGGCCGTGATGCGCGGGTTGTTGGCTCGCCACGCCGTCAGCGCCGCCAGCGCATGCGCCGCCGACAGCTTCACGCCGTACAGAGCCTCGGCGGTCTCTTGGAACTTGGCCCAACCCATGCCGTAGCCGCACGCCAGCGTCAGCACCTTGCCCAGCTGGCGGTCCTTGGAACCGACCTTGGCGGCCTGCATGGTGTAGACGTCGTCCCCCCGCCGGAACGTGTCCAGCACGTCCGCCTGCCCGGCCAGCCACGCCAGCACGCGCGCCTCGATCTGCGACAGGTCGATCGACACCAGCCGCATCCCGGGCCGCGCCGCCAGACACCCCCGCAGCGATCCCGAGATCGCCTTCATCGGATTGGCCCACGCCATCCCGACCGCGTCCGGTGCCGCCTGCGCCACGCGGATCACCGCCGCCGGATCCAGACCCGGTGCCGGCCGGGGCAGGTTCTGGATCTGGATCCCCCTCCCCGCCCAGCGTCCCGTGCGCCCGGCCCCGTAGAACTGCAACTGCTGCCGCGCGCGGCCGTCATGCACCGACGCCTGCGCCGCCATGCTCGCCAGCTTCGACACCGACGCCTTGGCCGCCAGCTGGCGTATCTCCAGCACCCGCGCCGCCGTCGCGGCCTTGAGGCTCCCGGCCGCCAGCGCGGCCGCGACTGTCTCCTTGGTCAGGTCGGGCAGGTGGGTGCCGGTATTGGCCAGCCACGCCAGCAGCCGCGACCCCTGCGTGCCGGGCGACGTCACCGCGCCGCCGGTCAGCTGCGAACACTCAAGGTTGAGCAGTGCCAGTTCGTGCGCCGACGCCCTCGCCAGAGCCCCGACCGCCTGCAGGTCGACCAGCACGCCGGCGTCGTTGATCTTGGCGTCCACGACCGACAGCGCCTTCTCCCGGGGATCCAGCGGCGGGATCACCTTGTCGATCGCCCGCTCGGCCTCGACGTCGCGCATGCAGTAGGCGGCGAGGTCCGCCAGCTTGTTCTGCGCCGCCGGGCTCTGGTCGAGGTGCCAGAAATTGCCGTCCGGCTTGGGCTTGCCCATCTGCAGCATCAGCCGCCGCGCCGTCGCATCCTTGACGACGCCCAGCTTGAGCGCGTCGCCCGCATCCTGCAGCGAGGCGGGCAAACCGAACGCCAGCGCCCGCTGCATGACGCAGTCCATCTGCTCCGGCGTGACGTCGAGGCTGTAGGCGTAGCGCAGCACGGTCCGCTCGAAAGCCGCGTTCCATGCCCTGACGGTGCCGCCTCCCTCGATGTGCGCCCGCACTGGGAAGGGCAGGAACACGGTGGGCCACACCGTCGACTGCACCGGCCCCTCGTCGAAGGCCCACGCGATCGCCGTCACGGCGAACTCCGGCTCGCGGACGTAGTTCTCGGTGCCGACCTTCTTGAGGTCCGCCGTGCTGAACGTCTCGAAGTCTAGGTGCAATACGCTCATGGCTGTCGTCACTCCTTTTTGTGTCCCCCTCCATATGGCCCCTTGAACTCTTAATCGCAAGCCCCTATATGGGGTGGACGAGACGAACAACCCAAACAGGAGTAACGACCAATGGCACGCTATACCCGCTACAAAGTCGCAATGGATGACTTCGCTCTGGACCCCCGGGTCGACGAGATCATCCGCGAAGTCGAAGCCGCTGGCGGCACCGTGAATGACGCCTACGACCGACTGGTCGCGGAGGGCTTCGACCGGGGTGCCGTCCAGTGGGTCCTGAAGCTCTACGCCACCATCACCGCCCACGTCGGCAACGCCTAGGAGTAACGACAGTGAACATCAACATACACCCCGCCGACGAACTCGCCGCCGTCCGCGAGGAGATCAAGCAGTTGCAGGACCGCGAGGCCCACCTGCGCCGCTCCCTGCTGGAGGCCGACGAGGCCGACCGCGACGGCCGCCAGTACTTCGCCACCGTCATCCTCTCCACCCGCGAGAGCATCGACAAGGCCGCCATCATCGCCGCGATGGGCTACGACCTCGTCGAGCCGTTCATCCGCGAGACCCCCGTCCAGACCCTCAAGACCATAAGGAAGACCGACAATGACGAAGGCCAGAACCTATAGCCCGGCCAAGCCGCCGCGCTCCCGCCGCGTCGGCGGCAGCGGGGGCAAGGTCACATATGATCCGCCCGCGTGGCGGTTCGGCGACCTCCTCACCGGGCTTGGATCCGACCAGCAGGTCGCCGCCAAGCTGGTGCAGCGAGGCTACCCGCTGGTGCCGGTCAACAGCATCACCGGGTGGCGTCTGCGCAATTCCATTCCCCCCTTCTGGGTGCCGGTTCTCATCCAGCTGGGCCTCGACGAAAAGCTGATCAAGAAGATCGAAGACCTGCGGGTCCAGTGACCCCCAACCGCGACGGAGTAACGACTATGACGAGCATCGAAGAAATCATCGCCAAGACGGAGGCTGACCTGAAGGAGGTTCTCGACCAGATCACGACTACCGAATACCGCCTGAAGGCGCTGAACCGCGAGGCGACGATCCACCGCCGCGTGCTGGACGCGCTGAAGACGGCGCTGGAAGCCACCGCTGGCAGCGCCGCCGCGCAGGCGTTCGACGAGGTTCCGGCACCCGCACCGGAGCCCGCCAAGGAGGTGGCGGCCCCGACCCCTCTTCCGCAGGCGGTCGCGGCTAATGGCTTCGACCGCGCTGCCATTAAACGACAGCTTCGCGAGTGGCACATCCGATACCCTGTTGCTCGTAGCTATCGCATACCCTCGCAGATGATGCGGCAGGCCCAGCGCGCCGTCATCCTCGACCACCCGGGCTATCGCGGCGACTGGATCGCCAACGGTGGCGTCGACCTCGGCAGCAGCAATGTCGTGCATACCATTCAGGACCTCTACGATGCGGGCGCGATGCTGGGCATCGACATCGAGGCGATCGGCAACGCCGCCCACAAGGTGCAGCGCCTGCTGGCCATCTACGGCACGCCGGGCGTCGACCACCACAACTGGGAGGAACGGCCATGAGGATTATCGCCATCGACCCCGGAGCGGTCTCCGGGGCCTACGCCCTGTTCCATGACGACGGCAACCAGCCGTGGGTCAACGACCTCCCCGTGGCCGACGGCCAGATGGACGGTGCCGAGTTCGGCCGGCTGGTCCGCGCGTTCGGGCCCGCCGCCGCCGTCGTCGAGCGCGTCGCGTCGATGCCCAAGCAGGGCGTCGCCTCGACCTTCAAGTTCGGCATGGCGGTCGGCATCATCCACGGCGTGCTGCTGTCCAACGAGGTGCCGGTCCATCTGGTGCCGCCGGGCACGTGGAAGCGGCACTTCAAGCTGACGGGCACCGACAAGGACGCCGCCAGAGCCCTCGCCATAAGGCTCTACCCGGCGGTGCAGGGGCTCCACCGCAAGAAAGACCAAGGCCGCGCCGACGCCCTGCTGATGGGCCGCTGGGCCCTTGAGACGGGAGCCGTGTCATGACCACGGTCCTCGCCGCCGCCCTCGTCGCCATCTGGCTGACGGTGCTTGCCGTCTTCATCCACTACCGCATCAGGAGTAACGACCGTGACCAGTGACAACGACGAACCGGGCGAACGTGGCCGCGTCTACAGCCGCATCGCGCCGCTCATCATGTCCTTCGCCCGCGCCCACGCCGGCCAGTCCTTCCACATGGAGGACCTGCGGCAGTATGTGCAGGCGCTCGACCCCGGCATCGCACCCGACAGCCCCGGGCGGATCCTCCGGCTCCTGCGCCAAGAGGGGAAGCTCTACTATGTCGTCATCGACCGCCGGGCTTCGCTCTATCAATTCCGAGCCGTGAGGGCCGCAGCATGAACGCGCCACTTTACCCATTTCAGGCCGACGCCATCGCCCGTGCGGGCAATGGCGAGCAGGTCTACCTCGGCTTCGACCCCGGCCTCGGCAAGAGCCGCACCGCCTTGGAGATCGCCGCCAAGCGCAAGGCCGCGCGGGTGCTGGTCATCTGCCCCGCCAGCGGCCGCTACGTCTGGGAGGCCGAGACCCGCAAGTGGACCGGCCATCGCGCCACCATGATCACCGACGTCTCCGGGCTCCGCCAGATGCGCGGCCCCGGGATCTTCGTGATCTCCTACGGCCTGCTGTCCCTGCGCGACAGCCCGTTCGTGTCGACGATCGCCAAGGGCGAGCCGTTCGACATGACCGTCATCGACGAGGCCGCCGCCGTCAAGAACGCCAAGGCGAACCGCACCAAGGCCATCCTCGTCAAGATGCTGCCCAAGCTGGGCTACGTCCTCCCCCTGTCCGGCACCCCCGCGCCCAACCACGCCGGCGAACTGTACCCGATCCTCAAGGCCCTCTATCCCGCCGCCATCGAGACGGCATCCGGCACGCCGATGCTGCAATGGCAGTTCGAGGACGTGTTCTGCAAGGTCGTCGAGAAACGCTTCGGCGGCGGCCGCGCCATCCGCACCATCGAGGGCTCCAAGAACCTGCCCGACCTCAAGAGGCGCATCGACCCGTTCATGATCCGGGTCCGCAAGGAAGACGTCCTCAAGGACCTGCCGCCGATCCGCTACGACACCGTGCCGCTGCCGGTCCAGCCGGTGCAGGTTCCGTCGCTGCCGGCCGGCATGTCCGACGAGGATTTCCTGAAGTACCTGTCGGGTGTCGGCGGTGACGAACACGTCATGCGGCTGCGGCGTATTCTTGGTGAGGCCAAGGTGCTGCCCGCCGCCGACTGGATCAACGACCTGATGGAAAGCCTTCCGGCCAAGCGCAAGGTACTGGTGTTCGCCCACCACAAATCGGTGATCAACAATCTGGTCGTCGGCCTCGCCAACTGGAGCCCCGTCGTCCTGACCGGAGCCTCAAACGCGGCCGAGCGCACGCACGCCGTGGACATGTTCCTGACGCGCCCGTGGCATCGGATCTTCATCGGCAACATCCAAGCCGCCGGCACCGGGCTGACCTTGGTCGGGCCCGACTGCGCCTGCAGCGACGTCGTCTTCGTCGAGGCCAGCTACGCCGTCGGCGACAATGTCCAAGCCGCCGCCCGCGTTCACCGCATCGGCCAGCGCGACGCCGTCGTCGCCCGGTTCCTGACCGCCCACGGGACGATCGACGACCGCATCCAAGATATCCTCGCCCGCAAGGCGCAGGACTTTTCGGAGTTGTTCAACTGATGTGCGAAGCAGAAGAAAAGCTCTACCGCATACAGCAGTGGTGCGAGGCCTACCCGCTCGCCGTCTTCCCCGAGCCCGACCTGCTCAAGGCCCGGGCGCTGCTGGAAGCGGGCGGCATGACCCTCGACGCCATCAGCGCCAGCAACATGCGGCACGTCCTGAAGGGCATCCGCAAGATCATCGAGGGTGACGACCGATGAGCAACCAGCTGGCGAACCGTATCAAGCGCGTGCTGCTGGGAGCCCAGAAGCGCGGAATGCTCAAGGGAGCAAGATCGAAGCGGCGCAGGGCAGAGGCCCTCGCCCGCAAGCAAAAAGGGAAAGCATCATGATCACACTTCACCTCGAAGCCGAGACCCTCGCCGAGTTGCGCGACAAGGCCCACGCCGCCCTGTATCTGACGGCACCGCTGCACGTGCCGGACGGCAACAGGACGTACCCCGAACGGCCCGGCGCGAACCCCGCATGGGCTGACGTCACGTCCTCACCCGGCACGATCGTGCCAGACGAGCCACAGGAGCCCGTACAGCGCGACAAGCCCCGGCGGGCCCATAGACGGGTCCGGCCGGTCGAAGCGCCTGTGGCGGCTCCTGTGGCCGCGCCAGATCCCGAACCCGATCCGCTGGAGGAAGCGATCGACCAGCTGACTAACGAGGTCGACGCCGACGACGCCTTCGCCAAGGCCGACGACGTCGCTGCGGGCATCGAGGTTCTCGACACCGTCAGCAACGAGATGCTGAAGCGCGAGGTGATCTCCTCGCTGGCCGACATGTTCACGGCCGGCAACGTCAAGGTGGTGCGGCACGTCCTTCACAAGTACGGCCGTGGCGCGAAGAGCTTCCCCGAGATCGACCCGGTCCACTTCCCCGAGATCAAGGCGGCGCTCGACAGGAACGAGGCCGCCTGATGGCTGACCACGCCGCGATGTCCCCCTCATCGGCGGAGATGTGGATGAACTGCCCGGCGAGCATCACCCGCTCCGCCGGGCGGACCCGGCCGTCGTCTCGCTACGCCCGGGAAGGAACCGCCGCCCACTCGATCGCCGAGATGATCATCAACGGGAATTTGTTCCCGCCCGACAAGATCACCGTCGAGGGCGAGACCTTCGTCGTAGGGCTCCCCATGCTGAGAGCCCTGAACCCATACATCCACCACGTCCAGAGCCTCCAGAGCCTCACCGACGACATCCACATCGAGGCCCGCGTCGGCATGGGCAACGGCACCATGGTGTGGGGCACCGCCGACTGCGCCGCCAAGGTCGCGAACATGCTGCACATCGTCGACCTCAAGTTCGGCATGGGGGTGCCGGTCCTGCCGAACACCGCCCAGCTGAAGATCTACGCCCTGTCCGCGATCCACACCTTCTGGCCGTTCGACCGCTTTCGCGACGTCTGCCTGACGGTGGTGCAGCCACGCCTCAACCCGGTGCCGCTGCACCACACGATGATGGCGGTCGACCTCGCCGACTGGAACGACACGCACCTGATCCCGGCGGTCCGCCGGGTGCTGGACGACGACGGCACCGAGAAGGTCGGGCCGTGGTGCCGCTGGTGCGTGCGCCGCGACGAGTGCGATGCCTTCGCCAAAAGAAAATCCACCCAAGCCGCCGATACTTTCGACGATGGGGTTGATGTTCTCAATCCTTGAAGTTATATAAGGAGGTGCCCGCCAATGGGCTCGACACCTAGACCGCCCCGCCATGGGCATCAACGAAGCAACGCAACAAAGGAAATCAAAATGGCCACGTCATACAACACGCCTTACGGCACCCTCTCATTCCCGCAGCTGTTCCAGCCACGTGCCCGCGCCGAGGGTGCGGAGGCCGTATATTCGGCCTCGATCATCTTCAATCCGGCGCAGCAGAAGACCCCTCAGTACAAAGCCCTGCAGGATGCGTGCATCGCCGTCGCCAAGGAAAAGTTCGGCGAACGCCTCGACCTGAAGTCGGTTCGGATGCCGTTCCGCGACGCCGGCGAGAAGGAATACGAGGGCTACGAAGCTGGCCACGTCTACATCAATCCTTGGTCCAAGAATAAGCCCGGCATCGTCAACGCCCAGCGTCAGGATGTCCACCTCCCGGCTGAAGTGTGGGCCGGGCAGCTGGTCCGCTTCAACGTCACGCCGTTCGCGTGGCTGAACTCGGGCAAGAAGGGCGTCTCCTTCGGCCTCAACCACGTGCAGCTGGTCAAGACCGACACGCCGCGCATCGACGGACGTGCGTCCGCCGAGAAGTCGTTCGACGACGGCCTCGTCGACGAAAGCGCCGCCGACCTGTTCTAGTAGTAGGGGGCGATAGGGAGCGGCTTTGCCTCGACGAGGCCGCTCCCTTTTCCGTGCCGATTTTCAAAGGAGTAACGACGATGCCGGTACACGGTATGGCAACTGAACAGGACCGGATCATGGCTCGCGATTATGCGAGGATGTGGCGGGCACGGAAAAGGCGTGAGGCTGATAAGTTTCCGCAGCCGCAGCGCAAAGTTGGCGGCGAGCCGTGCGGTGAATGCCATATCCAGCCCGGCGAAACCTGCGACATCTGCGGAGCCGTCAGTCGCCCCCCTGCGGATCAGACGTAAAAAGCAACGGAGCAACGACAGTGCAAGAGCATATGGAAATTTTGAAGAAGGCCCTGCTGATCCTCAAGGACCGGCAGGTCACCTACGGCGACGTCGACAACCACTTCACCCGCGCCGCCAGCATCGCCTCGCTGTGGGCGGCCAAGCTGATCACGCCGCGCGACGTCGCCATGATCATGGCGTCGGTCAAGATGGCGCGGATCGCCACCACCCCCGACCATGAGGACAGCTTCGTGGATCTCTGCAACTACGTCGCCTTCACGGCGTCGTTCTCGGGGGAGAAAGCCCCGGCGGACGGCAAGGCTCCAACCATGCCGCCGACGGCGACCCTTTCTAGCTGAGTTTCTTTTTCTTTTTCTTATCCTTGATGCGGTACTGACCGCCCGGCTTCGGTATCGGCACGCCCTGCTGGGGTAGCGCCGGACCGTCGCCAATGGTGATGCCGCCGGGCCGTGCCGTCGGCACCGGAGCCGTCGCAGGCAGGTCTACCGGCGGGCTGCTCGGCAGCTGCGGCATCGGGATGCCGGATCCGATCCCCTGTTCGGGGGTCGGTATCCCCGACCCAATGCCCGGCCCCGTCGCCGCGATCGGCACCGGGTCCGGCAGCGGCGCTTCCGGGCGTGGCGTCGGGATCGGGATGCCGCCCGTGGCCATCGGGTCGACCCCGGCACCGCCACCCTCATGCATGAACTGCTGAGCCGTCGAGTTGCCGAACCCGCCCGCGATGTTGGCGGAGCGCACGGCTTGGTCGCGATCGTAGCCGACGCGGCCCATGTTCTCTTCCAGCAGCTTCTGATACTCCGCCGCGCTGGCCTGCTGCCGGTTGCCGGGCCCCATGAGGGAGGCGAGGAAGTCGCGTGCGCCCGCCATCTCAGCCCCTCCCGCCGCCGTGGCTACCGCTTTCGCGCCAGCCGCCGCGACGGCCGTGGGTTATCCTGTTGGGATCGACCCCGAGCCTGTCCAGCCACCGGCCCGGCATCGGTCCCTGACGAGCCATCGCCTGCGCCAGCATCGTCCTGTCTCCGCCGCCGCTGCCCGGCTGCACGAAGTTGAGGCCGATGCCCTGCGGCTGGCCGGGGATCGCCGTCGGCCGCACGAGGCCACCCTGCGCCGGCAGCGCCTGCCCGGGCTCGTAGAAGGCGTTGGTGCCGGTGAAGCCGGGTCCCTTGGCCATCTTGCCGGTCGGCGGCGCGACAGGCCCCTGCAGCTTCGGACCCTTCTTCGATGAACTGCCCATGTCAGGCCTCCCTGCTCTCGTCCAGAGCCACTAGGAATTGATCGTGGTACGCCGCGATCAGCGTGTCGTCGTCATTGCCGTTGATGATCCGGCGGGCGTTGATGGCGTCGTCGGTGTCGTCGTTGAAATACTGGCCCAGCTTGGCCCCGGTGAACCAGCCTTCGGCCATGCCGCGAAACATGACGCGAGCAGCAATAAGGCTATCAAGGGCAACATCGGGATGAACGACGAGATCACGATCATCGACCAGACCCAGCGCGGCAGACGCATTGCGGTAGTTCTCCTCCCACGTCAGCTGCACGAACCCGCGCCCGATGTAGGGCCAGTAGGATTTCCCCTGCAAATAGTCGTCGGAGCCGTACTCGGTGACCGGCCACATCTTGTAGGCGGTCTCATGGTAAGTCGTGGCTAACATATACGCGAGCCAGCGGGTGTCGTTCATGGGGCTCCCGGTCAGCTGGGTCTCCCAGAGCCCTAGGATGACGTTCTGGCCGTCGACGTTCTGCTGGGTGAGGGCTCCTTCGAACAGGACCTCCCGCACCACCCCGAAATAGATGTCCCGGTCGAACCTCATATCCGCCCGGCCAAGAACAGGATCAGCACCACGATCAGCACGATGCCGAGGATGCTGACCGGGTACGGCCCCCAGTCACGCGAGTAGGGCCACGCGGGTGCCGCGCCTATCAAAATGACGATCAGAATGATGATCAGTACCGTGGTCAGCGTCATTGCCGTGCCTCCTTGCAGGCGTCGATCAGCGCCAGTTCACGCTCCTGCACGCGCTCGGCGTTGGCGCTGGAAATGAAGTAGACCAACCCCATCGTCGCCATCTGCAGCAGGACGATCGCCAGCAAGGCGGGGGAGCCCTTGAGATCACTGAGGGTACTGGCGATCCTGTCGATCATATCGGAAGGGCTTCCTTCCACTTGCCGTTCCCATTGGCCGGAGCCTCGGGGATCTCCTCGGCGTTCCGCTGCAGGGCTTGGGTGAGCGCGCCCACTTGAGCCTCAAGCTCGGCGACGCGGGCGTTCGCCATCATCAGGTTGACCTGCAGGTCCCCTATGAGGAGCCTGATGTTCTGGTTGAGAATGTCTTGCGGGTTCATTCAGTCGCATCCTTCCGTTGGCGTTGGCGCACCGGCTTCGCGCACGGTGCCGCCGGTCTCCTTATAGCGCAGCCAGTCGCCCTGCTGGCAGTCGTCGTCCAGCCACCAGATCGTACCATCCTCATCGACGGCGCGGATCAGGTATTCCGGCGGCGGCATCTCGTTGGCGACGTATTGAGCGGACACGAAGGTCGTCATCACATCCTCGCGTTGAGGGTGTAGGTGGTGGAAAATGTGCCCAGAGCGGCGGTGGCATTGGAGGTCCTGTTCTCGCGGGCGCTGCCCGCCATAAGGGCCAACGTGCCGACAGTCGCCGGAAAGCTCGTGTTGGCAACGTTGACCCCGGACAGCAACGCTCCGGGTCGCGGTGCAACAGCGTATGGCGTGTTGGCGAAGTAATTCGTTGCTGTGGTGACTTGACTGGAAAATATCCCGTAAAAGGTCTGCCAGTACCGCTGGCAGGCGCGCAGTTCCTCCGCCTCGTCGGGCGTCTGCCACGGCGGTGCAAGCCCGGTGTTGTTGGGGTCGAGGTGGAGGCCGACATTGGCGACATCGATGCAGGACGACGCCACCGCCATGACGTTGCCCAGACCGGAAGAAGGTGCAAGCGCACTATTGGCGGCCCACGCGCCATCGGTTCCCGTGGCCCAAGTCGATCCGGCCATGCCGCAGAAATACAACATCGCGGTCAGGCTGGTGTCTTTCGGCCACGTCCCGATACCACAGGGTGGTATCGGGATAACGAAGTCCTGCCACGCCGTAGTCAGCGTTACTAGCTTGGTGAATGCCGCATCGTTGGCATAAGCCCTGATCGCAAAGCCGATGACCAGCGACGGGACGGTGACGCAGCGCGCCGAGAAGCGCGCCACGGCAGGCTTGGCAGATGATGTTCCCCACTGGAAATCCGCGAGGCGAATACCTTCCAGCCGCTGGTAGAGGCTGACCAGATCCCCGGCGGCGATAGCGGTGTCGATCACGGAGCTTGCGTTGATGCGCAGGTAGTGCGGGTGCGGGGCGGGGTCGTTGGAACGCGCAAGGGTGACAGGCGACCCTCCAGTGATCACAGCGAATTGCCACTGGTCGGCGGTGTGTGCGTTGTTCGCCGATATCGATGCGTCGAAGCCGTTCTCCTGACTGATCTGCATCGCCGGATTGACGATGCGGTTGCGCGTGTCGGCAGTGGCGAACGCCGGGAGGTTCGCACCCCACGCGCTGCCGTTCCACGTATAGGTCGGCCCGCCCGCCGGGGCGTAGATCTGGCCGGGTGTCGGGGAGGCCGGGAAATCAAATGCCATCGGGCTTCTCCTCCCCGATCGACAGCTTGGCTTCCAGAGCCTCGATGCGGTCGAGCGCGTTGGTCAGGGCGGCCCACAGGTACGGCGTGCGCCTGCCGTAGTCGATGCCCCAAGGCTGGTAGCCCTCCTCTCCGAAAGCAGGCTTGGCCTCGCCTTCGCTCGGCTCCGGCGGCGGCACGGCGAGGTTCTCATCGACCGCGTGGGACTTCTGTGCGAACCAGCCGACTGCCTGCTCTCCGGTCGCCTTCCAAGTGAACGCCAGCACCGGGTCGGCCCTGATGATGGCGATGGCTTCCGCCGGGTCCATCTCGGAGTTGAGTTCCTTATGGTTTTCGTCGGATGTCGTGACGTAGGCGGTGGTCAGGTTGGTGGTGTTGATGGTGCCTGCGGTGCCGCTGGAGTTCTGGAAAGAACACTGTACCGATAGGGTCGCTACGCCGCGATTGAAAATGGCTGCACCCGCTGTCCCGCACAGACGCTGCCAGTTGCTCGTGCCTGCGACGTTGGCACCCACTGTGAAATACCCGGTCGTCGGGTCGAAGGTCGCAGCAACGCTAGCCGCCGAGCTTCTGAAGCTGTGCAGGTCGGCGTCGTAATAGGCGTTGCCAGATAGGGTGGCGTGGGACTGGCCCATCAGCAGGATCGCCGCGCCTAGGCTGGGGCCGTTGCCACCGGAGATTTGCACGGAACTGTCGGCAGTGGCCGCATAGATATTCGAGTTACCTATGACGACGGTGCCAGCGACGTTCATCGCCCCAGCGACAACCATGTTGCCGTTAGTGTCGATGGTTGTCTGGCCAACGTTATTGAAGTTGGGGCGCAAATACAGCTGACCACCCGCTGCGGTCGTAGCAAGAATGGCGGTCGCGGCGCTCCCATAAAAAGCGCCGCCATTCGCATAACAGTTAACGCCAGCGACCAAGCTGCCCGTCGTCCCGATGCCACTGGAGTGGTTGACCGTCAGCGGCCCGGTCATGGTGTCGCCGGTCTTGGACACCTTGGTGTTGTCCATCGACGGCGGATTGACCTGCACCCACTGCGAGGTGTCGGCGTCGGCGTACCAGATGTACAGGGCTCCGGTGTCGCTCTCCCACCACATCTGTCCCGGCAGCGGCGAAGCAGGAGGGGTATCCGAGATCGCGGTCCCGGGCGGCACCGACACCGCAGTCCACGCGGCGTTGCGCCTGACGTACTGGGTGCTGTCGCTGGGCGCGTCGAGCAGGAACCCGGCGACGGATGCCGTGGCGGCGGCGTGCAGGGCTCCACCGGCCCGGTTGCCGTGCTGGGCGTCGGTGATCGTGCCCGTAATATCCGTGAACGGGTGCCCGTGCGCCGACGGCGGGAACGTCGCGGGCTTGTTGGCGATGCCGCTCCACTCGGTGGTCCCCGGCGGGCCTGTGGGTCCCGGGTCGCCCTGCGGCCCGGGCACGCCAGCGTCGCCGGTATCACCCTTCGGGCCCGGCACGGTGCTGTCGGCACCGGGGGCTCCGTCGACGCCGGGAGGCCCCGGCGGCCCGGGGATGTATTCCGACACCGTCGATAGCTCGACCAGCCCGATGTCCGGTGCCCGCGCCGACGACGGCGTCGACGGCTGCGGCACGATGGCCGTGAACTCGTCGGTGATGACGTCGCCCGGGTAGGTGATTACGATCTTGGCCATTGCGCTATCCCGATACCGTGACCTCGCCCTCGCACAGCGTCGTGGTGCCCAGCGGGGTGGTGGCGATCAGCGTCCACCAGCACAGGTCCGGCAGCGCCGTGACAGTGTCGGCGGGCAGCGTCAGCACGACCTCGTTGGCGGCCACGACGGCGACGTCGAAGTTCGCCAGCACGGTGCCGCCGCGCCGCTCGTAGATCTTCGACGATACCGCCGTGCCCGCCGCCGTCAGATCGTAGGGCGTGCCCTTCCCGGCATCGGCCCACAGCTTGACGTTGATGACGGCGTCGGTGCCACGGGTCAGCGACAGGTCGATGGTGTCGATGATGTCCTGCGGCTCGGCCTGCGGCCCGGCTCCGGCGATCGTCGTCATGACGCCGTAGGCCAGCACCCGGGGCTCCCCGGCGATGGTGCCGGTCAGGCGCAGGTTCCAGCCGTTGGGGTCGTGCATGATGTCGGCCGGGATCGTCGCCCGCGCGATGCCGTTGACGATGTCGACCGCAGGGCACGAATAGAACTCGACGATGTTGCGCGACCGCGACGTCAGCTGCATCTGCGCGACGACGTCCGAGGCGATCGGCCCACCGGCTTGGGTCTTGAAGTGGAAGTTGACTTTTGTGTCAATGCCCTGCGAGACCCGGAAGGCGAGGTACTCGGGCTCGACGGGATTTATATATACGTTTCGGTGCAGGTTCATGCCGGAGCCCCCAGAGCCTCTAGGGCCTCGATGCGCTGCATCGCCTCTTGCAGAGCCCTCGTCACCCCGGCCAAGATCGCCATGAGGTCAGGGCTCTGGATGTCGGGCCCGTCCTTGGTGCCGGTAGCGGCGTGCTGGTGCAGCTTCTCCTGAAGCTCGTGCGCGACGAAGCCCCACCTGACGGTGTCGTCCTCGACCCAGATGTCATAGGCCTTCTGCTGGTAGCGGATCGGGTTGAGGCTCTTGACCCGCTCCCACATGCTCGGAAGCGGCGTGACGTTCTTCTTGATGCGGTGGTCGCACTGCCACGTGATCGCGCCCAGCAGGCTGGTCCCGACGTAGACGTACTCGTAGGTGCCGTTCCACTGCAGATTGTGGAAGTTGGTCCCGTAGCCCCCTGCGGAGCCGCTCTTGCCGCGCAGTCCGGCACCGAGATAGGAGCCGTAGACGGAGTGGCTGGCCTCGCCGACGTAGATGTCGTTCGAGTGGTGGAAGTCGCCGACGGTGTCGATGTAGGACTGCTCGGTGGCGCTGGCCGCGCCGTTGGGGCGGAAGTAGATCGAGCCGCCGTTGGCGGCGGCGAGGATGCAGGACGTATCGCTCGACTGCAGGATGCTGTCGAAGTTCAGCTGGTCGCCGGTCGTCAGCACGCCGTTGACGGTCACGCTCCCGTACATGACCGCGCTGCCGTTCAGACGGCTGATCGATATCGCCGGGTACGAGGTCGTCCCCGCGTTGTTGTAGCAGTAGAGGTAGAAGTCCGACCCCACCCGATCGGTGGCGGTCTCGGCGGTGGCATTGCCGAGATCCATGCGCCAGCGCGCCTTGTCGGTCATCCGGCCATAGATGGATATCGCCTTGCCGCTCGCCGACTTGTCGAGGGTCAGGGTAGTCGACCCTGCGGAGTTGTAGAGCGAAGCGAAGTCGTGCAGCGCCGTGGCCAGATAGGCACCGGCCGTCGCCACGTCGTTGGAAAAGAAAGTGAAGGCTCCGTTAGCCATGGTCAGCAGCGTCGAGATGCCCGCCGCCGGGGTGCGCCACGCCGCGCCGTCCCAGACGAGGTTGTTGGAGAACTGCCCGACGGAGTTCAGCCGTCCGCTCTCGTCGATGGCGAAGACGTCGGTGCCGGTGCCGTTCTCGGCATTGTTGACGGCGAGCCGCTTGTTGTACTTCCCGACCTCGGCGACGCGGCCGATCCACGACATGTCGGCGGTCACCCAGCCGATGCCGTTGATGCCCGTGGGGGAACTGAAGTGCAGGAAGCCGTTGGTCGGCCCGGCACCCGTGATGCTCACCCCGGTGGTGAACGCCTTGAAATTGTCGACGTAGTTCTTGGTGGCGGCATCGTCCGGCAGCGTCGGCTCGGCGAGGTCGATGATCTTCTTGTTGTTCATCGGGATGTTGGCGGTCGGCTGCGTGCGACCGTCTTTCGTGATGCAGGTCGAGAGCCCCGCCGCGAAGCCGTCGTCCTCGTTGTCGTGGCGCAGCGCCGTGATCTTGGTGCCAGCGGCAGCGTCAGCCTGCCAGCCGCCCGCGATCACCCGGTTGAACGTTCCATTGGCGTCGAACGGCATGGTGGTCTCCTAGCTCTCTTCCCGGGACGATTTCTTCTTATCACGGTCGCGCTGCTTGAGCGCCTCCATCGTCAGGGCTCCGCCGCCTACGGCGGCTGCGGGCACGCTGAAATACGATGCCCGCGACGCCGACGACATCGGCCGCACCGGGGTCAGCTTCTTCTCGCCCGTGCGCGGGTCGATGTCCTTGCTGCTCGACATGTAGCCGGCTTCCTTGAGCGCCCGGTTGGCTTCCTGCATCTGCTCCATCGACATGCGCGGGACCTTTTCAAGGCCCGGGAACATGATCTCGTGGGGCTCCAGACGGTTGCGGATGCGGTCCCACAGCATCCACTGCGACGCGAACGTGCCCTGCCCGGCCGCGTTGGCCTCGTCGGCATTGGCACCCAGCACCCGCTGGTAGGGCTCCGAGATCCGCGAGACTTCCTTGGGCTCATGCACCCAGCGGGCATTATCAGGCTGCAGATGCTCCGGCACGTCAGGGTTGATGGCACCCTCGCCGGAGTTCGAGCCGGGCTCCGGCTTGAGCCGCATCTTGGTGGGGGCCGGGGCCTTGTTGAGGTAACCGAACAGCGCGTCGTTCTTGGCCGCTTGGGGGAGAGCCTCGAAGCGGATCGGCCCGGCACCGGGGTTGGCGGCCATGTATTTCTCGACGGTCTGGTTCTTGAAGCCCTCGTAATCCTCCGCCGTCGGGAACATGTCGGCCGTGAACTTGCCTGCCATGTGCCGGTCGATCGCCGAGATATTGGCCTTCGCCGGGTTCTGCCACACGCCCGCGAACGAGCCGGTCTTCGACGACAGACCGGGGGTCTGGTTCATCAGCCGCTCGACGTAATTGGACCAGTTGCTGGCGTGATGCTCGTCGGGGTGACCGCCTTCCTCGGCACCCCGGAAGCGGAAGAAGTCCGGGTCCTCGTTGACGCGCTGCGCCGTCTCGGCGATGCGGGTGTAGTCGGCAGTGCCCCGGGCTCCTAGCCCGCCGCGCTCGCCCGCCCCCAGTCCCAGCTGGTTGGCGATCTGGCTGCTCAACTCGTCGCGGCGCGTCGTGTCGATCATCTTCGGCTCGCCGGACTTGAGGAACTTCGGTTCCTTGGTCTTCTTGTCGACGGCCTGCTTCGACGACATGACGTCCCGCGCGCCCGACGTCGCCGGGTCGTCGCTGTGCTTCCACGGCACCATGCCGCCCAGCACCTCCAGATCGTCGGTGCCCTCCTTGACCATGGTGCGGGCCACGGCAAGCTCGTTGGGCGACAGCGGCTGGTTGGGGCTGATCTGGCCCAGCGACAGCTGGTTCATCAGCCGCTCCGGCGACACCGGGCCCTCGGGCGACATGGTCTTGGTGATGCGGTCGTGGATCTGCTGGTGAAGCTCCGGCGGGATGTCGTTCGGGTTGATGCCCTGCTGCTTGATGTGCAGCAGGTCGTAGTAGGTGAAGGGATCCTGACTGTCGGCACCGCCGGGGATCGTGAACATCCGGCCCGCGTTGTCGGTGTGCGTCACCAGCCCGGCATCCCAGTCGGCTTTGCTGGCCGAGCCCAGATTAGGAACGCCGTACTCGTTGCCGAACCGATGCCACTGCTCCGTGTCGGTGAAGTCGTGCGGGGATACCCCTTCGAACATCACCGACGGATTGTCGAGTTGGCCGATCGTGCCCTTGACCTTCGGAGCCTTGGTGACCCCCGCCAGAGCCTCACGCCCGACGTTGCCGAGCTTCTTGATGCCCTTGCCCGCCATGTCGCCAGCGCCCGGTACGACGCCTGCAGCGGTCGCTGCAGCGTTGATCGCCGCCGACAGCCAGTCGCCCTGCTGGACGTCCTCCACGGTCTCCTGCGCGCCCAGCGCGTCGCCGACGCCCGGGATGAAGTCGGCGGCTCCGGCGATGTCCTCGCCGACCCGGTTGGCGTAGGTCATGCTGCCACCGAGATCGCTGATCAGGCTGCGCGGGATCTCGGCGATGCGCTCGCGCATGGTCCGGTCGCCGAGATCGGTCGCCTTCAGTTCGCCCTTCGGCTTGACCGGCACGTGCTGGGAGCGCGGCGCTTCCTTGGCGTTGGGGTCGTAGTCCTCGCCCTCGTCGGCACGCCGCTTGTTGGCGGCGGCGATGCGGCGCTTCCTGTCGTCGTCGCGGGCGAGGGTGAACTGTCCCATCACTTTTTCCAGCTGTCGATCGTCTTCGGGTCGACGAAGGCCGGGGCGTTGTTGCCACGCCCGGCGGAAGCGCCGGCCTTGGCCAGCATGGCGCGCATGGCCTCGACGATCCCCGGCGGGAGCTTCTCGCCGCGTTCGCCGATGTCGCGGATCGTCGCCGTCAGCTGCTTGTACAGCTTCGGGCTGTAGTCTTTCATGCCCGCCGACGCAGCCTCTGTGATCCCTCCCGCCACCGGACCGGCACCGCCTGTCAGGTACGCCCACGGCAGCTTGACCAAAGCACCGGCACCGCCGCCGATCGCGCTGCCCGCCTTCTCGACGACGCTCTTGGCCTTGCGGCCCGATGCCAGCCTGCTGACCTGCTCGCGGATGTCGCGCGTCACGCCGGCCTGCCCGTTGGGGATCTTGTCCATGCCCCGCAGCATGTCGGCGAACCCGGCGGAGCCCTGTGTCTGGGCCATCCGGGCCTTCTCCAACATCCTGCCGCCCTGCGTGATCTCCTTCTCGGCGGCGTCGCGCGGCGCTTTCGCTCCCTTGTTCTCGCCCCGGCTTACCTCGGGGACGGTGTCGTAGGCCGAGAGAAGGCTCTCGTCGGTCGGGTATTTCGGGTTGTTGCGGTTGCGGAAGTTGGAGGCCACCTCGAAGGCGTCGGCACCCAGCGACCCGGCCGCGCCAGCGCCGCCGCCGAACAGCATGGGATTGATCGGGTTCTGGCCGTGCCCGACGGCGTCGACCCCGGCCAGCGCGGCACCCTCGCCGCCGTAGCCCAGAGCCTTGGTCAGCATGTTGCCGCCGCGCGCGGCGTATCGCTCGGCCGCCGACGGCTGCATCACCGCCGTGCCGAGATTGAAGGCGTCGTCGATCGAGCCCAGTCGCGTGTCGGCGGCCTGCGTCTCGGCCCGCTCCTCCTCAAGGTCGGTGCCCTTGAACGCCGAGCGCAGCCGGTCGGTGAGGCCGAACGACACGAAGTCCGACGACGACCTGAGCAGGTCGGGGATCGACTGGCCGGGGTTCATCACGCTTTCGCGGACGTTCCTGCCGGTCTCGGCCATGGAGTTGGCCATGCGCTCCATGAGGCCGGGCCCTTCGGCTGGGGCTCCGCCGCCCGCCAGCATCTTGGCTCGCGCCTCTCCCAGCACCTTGATGCGCGGATCGTTCGGGTCGAGCTTGTGCAGCTTGCGGATGCCGTCTTCGATTTCCTGCAGCGTCGCCATCACGGTATCCCCTTCAGGATGGCGTCGACATCGGCGGAGCCACCGCCGGCACCCGCACCCGGGTCGGCGGGAGGAGCGTTGTCCTCGGTGAACAGCTTGGTCAGCGCGGAGGTGTCCATCGTCGGCCCGGCGTAGCCCTTGAGCGTGCCGGCCTTTCGGAAGTACTCGACCATCTGGGCCTTGTTGGCGGCGATGGCCTGCACCTGCTGCAGCAGGGCCTTGGCGCGGCGGATGTTCTCCTCCGGCCCTTGGTTGATGTCGAAGGCGCGGTTCATCAACTCCGCACCCTCCTTCTCGGTGAACTGCGCGCCGAGCGTGGCGCGCAGCGTCTGCTGCACGGTCTCGCGGATGGCGTCGCGGGCGATGTTGATGTCAGGCTGGATGAGCTTCGATATGAACTCCGGCGCGAGGTCGACGGCACCGGCCTTGAACCCGGACGCGCCCGCGCCGCTCTGCAGGATGTCGATGGCCTTGTTGACCTGCGTGATCGCCTTGACGGCGTTGGCACCGCCCGAGACGTCCCAGTCGACGAACTCCGGCGCGAACTTCTTGTCGACCTCGGCCTGTCCGGGCATCAGGGCGTCGGCCGGATTGATCTGCTGCGGGGCCGGGATGTCGCCGGTCAGCATGAACTGCTGGAAGTCCGACGTGCCCTCCACCAAGCCCGCCTTCAGGGCGGCGGCTCTCCGCTCTGCGGCCTGTGGGCCGATATTGGCGTTCTCGGCCGCCAGCTTCTCCTGTGTCTTCCGGGTCTCCAGCGCGGCGGCGTCGATGGCGTTCTGGTCGCCGCGCGCGTCGGTGGCGACGGCAGCGGTCTCCTGCGTCTCGGCCAGCTTCTTGGCGGCCTCGGCGGCGCGCGCGTCGTCGGAGACGGCGGCGGCCTCCTGCGTCCCGGCCAGCGTCGCGGCGGTGGTGTCCTGATGCCCGAACAGCCGGTCCTGCTCGGCGATGCGGGCGTCGCGTTCGGCTTGGCTCTCGCCGGCCCGGAACGACTGGTCGTCCTCGCGGTTGGCGATGTCGAACCGCTGCTTCATGGCGCGTTCGTATTCCTTGTTGGCGAAGTCGGGATCGAGTTGCTGCATCGCAGCGATCTGCTGCATCGACGCGCCTTGGTTGGGGTCGATCTGGGTCATGATCTGTGCAAGCTGGGCGCGCGCGTCGGCTTCCTGATTTGCAACCCGACTTTGCTGCATGCTGTCGCCCAGCGAGTTGACGAGGGCTCCGGCCCCCTGCCACATGTTGGTGATCGGTGGCGCATTGGCCGCAGCGGCCTCCTGCGAGGCGGCAAGCGCCGCCTGACGGTCCTGCAGGGCCTTGATGGTCAGGGTCTTGGCGGGACCGCGATATCCGGCGTTGTCGCCCCCGGGCTGGAAGATCGGCATCAGAACAGTCTCCACGGGTTGCCGGCGGGCGCTTGCGGCGGCGCTTGGTTCTGCAGGGCGGCCAGCTGCTGCCGGTACTGGTCGATCATCTGCTTCGACATGGTGTTGCTGGCCAGCGGCCCGCCCTCGGTGGTGACGTTGCCGGGTGCCTGCAGTTGCTTGAGCGGCTGGATCTTCGGCAGGCCCTCTTTGCCGCCGCCCGCGATCGAACCCATGCCCGAGAACATGTCGCCGAGCGTGTCGCCCCAGCCGGGCTTGTCCTTGGTCGCGTCGACGCCGGACGTCACCGTCGGGTCGGTCGGAGCCCCGGAGCCTCCGGGCTGGTAGGTCTCGGCACCGGGATTGCTGGTGTCGCCCGCCGGCTTCCCGAGCGCCGTCAGGTACTTGTTGGCGTAGGAGCCTATAGTCGTGCCGAGCGCGTCTTGGCGATCCGTCTTGCCGATGGAGCCCTCGCCGCCGAGCCACGCCTGTGCCGCACCGCCCTCGCCGTGCTTGGCGACATAGTCCCCGAATTTCTTGTCGAAGATGGCGTCCTGCAGCTTGGGATCCGCCATGAACTCCTGCGGTGTGATGGCCCGACCCAGCACTTCCTTCGACCAGACCGGGATGTTCTTGCCCATGATCTGGTAGCGGCCGTAGGCGCGGTCGCGGCCGCTCTCGGGGTCGCCGGTCCAGACGCCGAGTGCGCCGTAGTCGCCGGAGCCCGCGCTCTCGATCGAGGCGATGGCGTTGCGCCGTTGTTCGGGCGTGAACTGCTGCACCTGCGTCCCGGCCGTCGGACCCTGCATGTCGCCGCCGGCACCGCCGACGCCCCCACCGGCCTGCAGGTTCCAGATCTTGGCCTGCTCCGGGTTGAGGCCGCCTTCCCACGAGCCTCCGCCCATCGGAATTTTATCCCCGGCGATGTCGAAGTGCATCAGGTCGAGGGCTCCGTACTTACCTTTGCCGCCGGAGAAGTACCCGCCCCACCGGAGTTGCTTGGCCAGTTCGGGATCGGTCTGCAGGGCGTGCCGGTAGAGCGCGTTGGCGTATTCCTGATAGGCACCGAACGTCGTCGGGTCCTGATAGTTGGCGAGGCCCGCGCCGGTCTTGAGGTCGTTCAGCTGCACGTCCATGGCGTTGCGCAGGCCGTGCTGGCGCTTGTCGCCGGGCCGGTAGCCGGACGTCGGCGTCACCCCGTACTTGTCATACTTGAAGCTCTCGATGAGCCTCGCGAGACGCGGGTCGACGTTGTCGAACAGGGCGGAGCGGCTAGCCATCAGGCGGCATGCCTCCTGCTCAGGACGGCGTAGTCGACGCGGTCGAAGCCGTCCTCGCCCATGTGGACGGCGTCGGGGTGCAGGACCTTGGCCTCGTCGGCCATGACGCCGACGTGGGTGCCCTCCGCGCCCCAGTACTTAAACGTGTAGAGAGGCACGCCGGCCAGCTTCGCGCCGATCGGCGCGACGTCGGACTTGGTGCGGCGGTCGGAGAACGGCAGCATCTTCATGGCACCGCCGGCGAGGCTGAAGATCCCGGCGTTCTTCTGGGCGGCGTTGTTGGCTTGGATGCCGTAGTTCTGCATCATCGCGCCGGAGATATCGAACGGGTTGACTTGGCCGCCGGAGAAGCCGGGAGAACTCGGCATGTAGGACTGGCCCATGCCCGCGAGGGCTCCGATCGACCCCAGCTGGCGATTGTACATGTCGCCCTGCTCGCCATACATCGCACCCCGCAGGGCGTTGCTCTGGTCGACGCGGGTGTTGGCGTTCTGCCACGTCTGCTGGCGCGGCTTGTTGACACCCTCGGCTTGGGCACGCGCCTCGCCGCCGGCGGCGTTGTATGCTTGGAGGCTCTGGGCACCCAGCGCGTCCTGCCGCTGGTTGCCGATGTTGTAATACATCTGGCTACCCGGATCCATGCCGCGCGCCGCCAGCTGCGCGTCCTCGGCGGCCTGCCGGGGAGCAACGTCGCGGTTGTAGGCCGACATTATGTTGGAGCGGACCTGCTCTTGGTACTTCTGGTCCGGCTCGGCCAGATTGGGACCCTTGCCGTAAGTCTGCCACGCCGGGAGCCCCGTCGGCTTGAAGCCCTTGGCGAGCGCGCTGCTGGCCGTCCCGGCGGCCTGATTGGCCGCCTGCGCCATCGTGTAGCGCATCTGCGCTTCCTGATCGTAGACCTTCTGCTCGGCAGGCGACATCGTGGTCGTCTGCGTGAAGCGCGGGATCTGGCGGCCGGTCGTCGGATCCGTGATGTAGCTGGTGACGTCGCTGCGGGTCGACCCCTGCGGGCCCACTATGTTGGCGTTGCCCATCAGCGAGTTGGCGAACGCCGCGGAGTAATTCTCGTCGCCCTGCGCCTTGGCCATCGCATACGGGTCGGGAGCCTTGGGGGTGGAGACCATCAGTTAACTCCCGGGTGTTCTGGGTGGATGACGGCTGGCGTGCCGAAAGCTATGCGGAACGGCACCCCTTCGAGGTAGGGGCACTCCTCCGGCAGCAGCCCAAAGAGGACGGCGTCGCGCACGCCCTCGATGGCGCGGCGCTTGTAGCCCTCGTGCTTGAAGCCCATGCGCCACATCTGGTTGAGCGCGGCGTCGTTGGCGGGGTCGACCTCGGCGGTGATGCGAGCGGCGCGTGAGAACACCGCCCGGGTGACCGCAGTCAGCAGCCGCCGGGTGAGGGCCTTCTTGTCGACGACGGCGGTGGTGACGTAGGCCTCGCACCAGCTTTTGAACTCGAACGCGATGACCAAGGCGACAGTCCCGCTGTTGCGCCGCGCGGTGACACAGAACCACGTGTCCTCGTCATTGAATTCCGTCGTCGAAAAGTCGACCAGCGTCGCCGCCGACAGCACGTCGATGGCGTCTTGCTGGAGAGGTGCGAAGGAGACGTTCATCCGAACACCGTCCCCTCTTCGTAGAGGATCCCGAACCCGGTGATCGCGAAGGAGCAGTTGGCGATGTCGGCGGTGAGCCTGACGGCACCGACGCGGCCGATGCTGCCGACGCCGGTCCAGTTCGCCCACGCCCTCGTGACGCCGCCCCAGCTGGCTTCGTCCCACACGGCGAGATCCCACGTCGCGCCGTCGTCGGGCGCGTCGGCGATCTCCGGCACGTTCAGCACCTTGCTGTCGTCGTAGTCGACCTTGATGTCCACCGCGTAGCGCGGATTGCCGTCGGTGACGACGTAGGCCTGCAGCATCTTGAACTGCTTCTCGGCGGGGGTCTTGAACTGCGACCACGCCAGCTGCACGTCGACGCGGATCGAGGCTCCGTTGTCGGAGCGGTAGTCCTGATGCATCTGGTAGATGACACCATTGGCGTCGCCAAAGTAGAGGTACGGTTCGATCCAGCCCCAGCTGCGGGCGGGGACGCCGTCATAGGTCGACCAGATCGGCTTCGGCATGCGGCGGATGGCTTGGTGGTAGCGGCCGCCTCCCATCGGCAGGTTGGCGATCAGCCGCCCCGTCGTGGGGTTGAGGAACAGCATCCAGCCGGGCTCGCCGGGGTGGTTGAGGCTGTGGCGCAGGAAGAAGGACAGCATGCCGGGGTCGACGGCGTCGACGCCCTCCAGCTGCGACTTGATCTGCGTCGTCATCGGGGTGACGCCGGTCGGAATGAGCGTGAACAGTTCGCCGCCGTAGTTCAGCACCGAATGCTTCGACATCGGCGGGTCGGAGCGGAATACGCCGACCAGCGAGAAATCCGAGGCCGGGTCGACGCCCGAATAGATCGCCGCCTCGCCATTGGTCGAGAACACCACCAGCTGATCGTCCATGCCCATGCCGCCGTCGACGGTCCACGTCGCCATGGCGCGGATGGTGCCGCCCTTCTTGAAGATCGAGTTCAACGGCAGGACCTGCAGCACGCCGTCCTTGGCCTGCAGCGGCAGGTAGTAGACGGCGAGGTTGGTCTCGTCGGCGAACCAGAGCCGGTTCTGGTGGGCGAGGACGATCGCGAACTCGTTGGGGTCGAGCCAAGTGTTGTTGAGCGGCGGGACGACCGCGAGCTTCTCGAACGACCCTTGCACGGTCGCGCGCATGGTGCCGGTGGTCTGGTCGCCGGGGGCTCCGGTGAGGTCCACGCCGACCAGCGAGAACGTGTTGGCGGGATTATTGACCGACGTGATCCGATGCGCGCCATTGGCCAGCGCGTGGCTGGTGTCGGCACCTGAGATGATCACCGTGCGGCCGGCCACGAACTTGCTGATGTCGGCGGCCGCGACGGTCACCTGACAGGGGTTCGCGGGCGGCGGTGGTCCTACCGCAGGTCCTCCTGCTATCTTGGTGACCACGACGGCTGCAAGCGCAGGGTCCGCCTTTCCGTCCCAGCCCCATACGCCGTCGGCCCCGTTGACCATGACGGTGTATTCGATGTCGCCCAGATTGGAGTGAGAGGTCCAGTGCCAGTCGTCGCTGGTGAAGCCGGAGCGCCAGACCGCGCCGGTCTCGGCGTCGCACAGGGTCTTATTGGTCGCAGCCGCGAGGCGCGCGGGCACTCCGTAGTGCGGGATCAGATGCTCGACCGGCAGGGCTCCGACGCAGGTGGCGATCCGCTTGAAGCCCGACCGCACAGAAATACGATCGTCGTCGACGTTGAAGTTGGTGAGGATCGACGCAAATTCCGGGTCGGCCTCGTTGGTCGCGGCGAACGACGACATCCCCTTGGCCGGAGGCGCGGCGTGCGCCAGCTTGTAGAGCGCCGCCTTCTTCTTGACGTAGCTCGGAGCGTTGCCGCTGGCGTATCGGGACGGCAGCATCCTCATACGACGCGGCTCCACTCTTCGTCCAAGTCCAGCACCCGGTTGTTGGCGCGGGTGGCGACCTTGGCCATGCGGGTGGTGAAGTCGCGCATATGCTCTGCGAACTCCAGTCCCTTGGCGGCGAGGAAGCGATATTTGAGGCCCGTGATGGCGAGGCGGCTGTCGAACAAGATCAGGTCGGTGTCGGCGGTCGGCTCAGACTTGAAGGTGAGGCCGTCGGCGCTGACCAGCCAGTGGCCGTCGCCGAGCAGGTCCTGATAGGGCTCCTCCAGCAGAAGCTCGTCGGCGATGGCGGCGAGGAGCGCCGTCATCTGGAGGACGTCTTCGTCGCTGGAGCCCAGCGCCTGACTGAGGCTCCGCTGCGCAATGCCGATCTCGCGCGAGGCGTCGCTCACGGCCTTGAGGACGGAGATCAGCTTGGCCATTTAGCTCGCTCCACGGATCCGCAGCTGGTCGATAGTGGACCGGAGGCTGGCGATGGTCACGGAGGCGTCCTTGACCTGCTCCTCCAGCACCTCGATGCGGGCGTCGCGGTCCTTCAGCATGACCTCGTACTTGGCGGCTCCGCCCTGCATCTTGACCAGCTTGGCGGCGCGGTCGCAAAGCTCCTGCAGCTGCGCGGGCATGTCCTTGGTCTTGGCCTTGGCCAGCTGGTCGACGGTGACGATGTCGCGCGCCGCCAGCATCTTGAACTCGGCCTCGCCGATGGCGGGCCACAGCGCCAAGGGGTAGCCTTCGGCGTAGCTCTGCTTCCGGGCCGACTGCTCCTTCTGGTACATCTCGAAGGCGAGGCGGTGGTCGACGAAATCTTCGGGTTCGGCGACGCGCACGACCGAGAGATACGGGGGTCTATCGAGGCGGACCATGATGTTCTCGGCGAACACCGGCATGCCGTCGGAGCCTTGCCCGGCATCCTCCCAGCCTGTGAAAAAGCGGACGAGCGTCGGGGCTTCGGACATGATCACTCCATGGTGACGATAAATGGGGGACATTAATTGTCCCGGGGATTTTTAGTGGTGTGTTGCCGGAGCCCTTACGTCAGGGCTCCGGCTGCAGCACGCTGTCATCAGGTGCCGGTGAGGACGATCCTGCCCTGCATCGACCTATTGGAGAGCGTGAGGGCTCCCATGAAGGCGATGTGCTTGGTGATGGCGTCCATGTCGACACTCTGGTCCGGCAGGTCGAGGGCCTCGAAGTTGCGACCTTCGTAGATCTCGAACTTGAGGTACTTGGTGTTGAGCATGTAGCCGCCCACCAGACCCGTCGCCGCGCCGTCGAACACAAGGGCTCCAGACTTGTACTTCAGCGTCTCGAAGCCGAGGGCTCCGAGCTTGGCGTCGGTATAACGCTGGTTCTCTTGCAAGCCTCCCTCATACGTCGAATAGATTTCGCCATCGACCACGACGAGATCGGGATGCTCGGTGCCCCGGATCAGCTTGATCCAGAGTGCATTGAGACCGGCCTTGAGGGCCGGGTATTGAAGTCCAGTCGCGCGGGCGATCGAGACGAACTGGTTCTTCCAGAAGGTCCACGTGCCGCTGTCGATGCCGCCGACGATGCCGGTGCCGGCGTCGGTGACCATCGCCTTCAGGCCGGCGAACGACTTGGCGACGGTGCCGTCCGAATAGATCGCCTTGGTGATGTTGTTCTTCATCGTCACCTCGGCGTTGGTCATCTTGCCCTCAAGGAGGTTCAGGATGCGCTCGCGGCCCTTGTTCTTGGCGAGGTCGGGGCCTGACAGGGTGACGCTGGCGACGGCGTTGGCGGGCTCGTAGTCGGCCTCGGAGATGGTCTCCTTGACCGCACGGGAGAGCAGTTCGCTGCCCATGTACCAAGAGAAATACTCCTCGGCATAGGTCAGAGGGCAGGCGATGGAACGGCCGCCGTCGACGGTCCGCATCCGGTTGCCTTCGCGCAGAAGGGCCGTCACGGCGTTCGAGTTGGCGACGTTGTCGGCGAAAGTCTTGTGGTAGTTGGCCAGCGTGGTTGCGACCAGCTGGTTGACGGTTGGTTCGGCCATGGCCGGGGCTCCTGACTAGAAGCCGACCTCGTCAGCAGAAGCGTCCAGCACGTCCCGCAGTGAACCGTTGCCCTTGGTCGCAGCCGTCGGCTTCGATACGGGGCCTGTGAGGCCCCGGACGTTGCCACGGTTCGCAGCTTGGGCCTTGGCGACCGACTGCTGCGAACTCACCCGCGCGCGCTCGGCGGCGACCATGCTCTCGAATGTCTTCGGGTTCATGCGTCGGGCCGTGTCGTATGCCTCCTGCAGATCGCGCTCGGGATTGGCCTTATACAGTTCGAGGATGAACGGCAGATGCTCGTCGAAATCGGGCCGCAACGGCTGTCCGTTGGGGCCTTTCTCGTCGGCGAACCTGTCGATGTTCCAGCGGGTGCTGCTTAGGGCCTGCTCCTCGGCTTTCTGGGCTTCGGCTTGGCGGATGCTCTGGATCTCGGACTTCAGTGCCTGCAGTTCGCCAGCCGTCCTGCCGTGTTGGTCGGCAAGGTATCGGACTGCCGGGTCGTCCTTCACGCCGGGCGGAAGGGGACTAGGCGGCGGGTTGCTGCCGACGAATAGCTTGGCTGGGTCGAAGCCCATCTGCTGGGCAAGCTCGATCATCAGGTTGACACGGTCGTTCACATTGGCGCTGACGGCGCGCTTGTGCATTCCCGCCCATGCTTGGATCGCTGCGATCGGGTGCAGCTGGTTGTCCCGCATGGAGCGCGAGATGTCGGGGTCCTGAAAGATCGGAGCTAGCGCATTGACGGCTTGGACTGCACTGGCATTCGCCTGAGACTTGCGCGTGTAGTCCGCCTCCATCTCCGAATAGCGCCGCCCGAGCATCTCTTTGACGTCTGGCGGGGCCCGATCGTAGATGGCCTTGTCCTGTGCGCTCCAGTGGTCCGGGGCCTGATTGCTTCTCGCTTGCGCGGCTGGATCAGTCGGTGCTGGGGTCTCGGTGGTGGGTCTTACGGGGCTGGGAGGACGTGCCTCTGCTTCACCCGGTCTTGCGTCTTGGGATCTAGGCGCAAATCGTCCCCGTTCGTCACGGGCTCTACTGCCTTCGTCGGCAGGAGCCTCGTCGGGAGTGGAAGTCACATCGTCGTAGGCCCGCTCGGCGATCTCGCGCAGGCTCGGCTGGGGCTCGGGAGCCTCAACGCCAGAAGTCGGGCTGCTTGGGTCCTGCGGGTCGGGCATTCTCGGCTTTCCGCGCGGCTTTCGCCTTCGCGATCGGGTGCGTGGGACCTATGTCCCGTTCGTCATAGGAGTTCGACTTGAATAAGTCCAGTTCGCGCTGGCGGTCGGAGGAGATGGTCTTCTCGGTCACAGGGCTCTGATAGCTCTCGAAGCGGCTGACGAAGAAGGTCCACATGTCGTTGCGCAGGTCGCGACTGCGCCGGTTGATCTCGTCGTTCAGCACCGCCCGGCGCTTGTCGACGAGCTTGCCGTCCCGGTAGACGTAGACGGTCACGACTTTTTCTTTCGTCCACGCGGGGTGTCGACGTAGTAGTCCCCGGCAACCTCGGACGCGCTGACAATGTCGACCTCGGGCTCCGTCGGCTCGTAGGCCATGGCACCGGCGATCACGCCGCCGGCGGCGAGGTTCTCGATCGATTGCGGTTCCCAGTGTTCGGCGTCGGTCAGCGCCTGCATCGGATGCACGCGCAGGGTGACGGCCGCGAAGTCCGGCGGGGCTCCGGTCGGGTAGGGCTCGTTGGGTTCGACGGTGACGGGCGTGGCGCGGGGCAGTGCTTCCGGCATGCTCATTTCTCCCATGCTTGCTTGGTGGCGGCCTTGACAGCCCACATCGCGGCATCCTCGGCACAGGTCTGGGCCTGCGCCTTCAGCCGCCGGATTTCACCCTCGTCGTGATCGGGGATGGTCTCGATCAGGTCGATGGCCTCGGCCGCCAGCTGCTTGATGCGGTCGACCATCTCGCTCTTCGAGGGGTTGAAGCTGATGCCGACGCGGTACTCGCCCTTGGTGGTCATATTCTCCCCTGTCAGGTGAAGGTGAAGTTGGCTCCGGCCGACTTGACGCCGTGGTCGATCACCTTGACCACGACGATGCCGGGGCTGGAGCGCCCGGGGTCCATCAGCACCGCCATCTTCGTCGGCGAAATGTAGCGGTGATACGGCGTGTACACGTTGCCGGTCTCGACGGTGGAATACTGGGTGAACTTGGTGCCGGTGATGGTCACCCAGATCGGCACCGCGCCGACGGCGGTGACGGCGGTGTTGGGCGCGAGCGACGAGATCGTCGGGTCGTCGGTGGGCGAGACGGGCGCGGGGTTGTAAGGCTCGTTCGGGCCGATCCAGCCGCGCGGCTCGGTGATGATGGTGGCGACCGTCAGAGGGGGGTTCATGGCGGCCGCCTTCTCGGCATGGGTGCGGGGGGTGTACGCACCTGTCGAGTTCGTGGTGGCTTGGTTCTCGTCGCCGTAGGCACCGCCATTGTAGGTCACGACGGGCACGTTGATCGGCGGGTAGCCGCCAACCGGCACCGCCGGAGGGAACTTGTGCCAGTTCTTGGGCGTGATCTCGGAGACCACGGCGGCTGCGAGGACGGGGTCCTGAGCGCGGCGGACGGAAAAAGCCTGCAGTGCCATGGTAAGTCTCCGCTTACAGTAAGTTACATGCTCAGGTCGGCGTGGCCGACTTGTAGTAGCCATTGCGGATCCAGAAGCCAGACCCGGCCGCCAGCGGCGTCCCCGTCGGGTAGGGAAGCAAGGCGTCGCCCGCCGCCGGATTGACGATGGTCACCGCGACGCCGTGGACGGCAGTGCGGTAGCCGTCGATCGGGGTCGGCCACGTTCCCGGCACGATGGCCTGCGGCTCGATTTCCGGGGTGTCGCGGGGGGTCGAGGTCTTGCTGGTGCGGTCGCTGGCCATGACAGGTCCTTTCAGGGCTTGGAGAGGGTGATCATTGCATCGGCATCCCGGGCGGCATTGCCCCGTTACCCTGCGGTGGCGGCGGACCCCCGGGCGGCGGTGACGCGCCCATGCCCGGAGGCGGCATCGACATCGGCAGCATAGGGTTCATCATCTGCGCCTGCAACTGCTCTTGGAAGTTGTCGATCATGTCGACGACGCCACGGGAATTGCGGATCGGGTGGATCATCATCTTGATCAGTTCCAGCGTGAACTGGATGACCATCGGGGGAGGAAGGACGCCGGTCTGGAGAAGGCCGGCGGCGTTCTGCATGATGCCTTGGCACGCCATCATGATCTTGGCGTTGCTCTCCTGCTCGATCTGCTCGTCGACGGAGACGGTGCTGTCGGTCTCGATGTCGATCGAACACGTGCGCTGGAAGTCGTCGCGCAGGATCGCCTCGATGGCGGGGGTCACTTCCTCGCCGGTCATTCTGGTGAGTGTTGAGGCATCGAAGTTGGTGGCGATGATCTCCGCCTTCATGCGCAGGAGTTCGCGGGCGAAATTCGCGCATATGTCCTTCTGGGCGGTGAGGCGGTTGGTGCCCATGGTGCCCTTGATGCGCTGGGCGGTGGCGGTCTCGTAGGGGGACGAGGAACCGCGCATGATGTCGGAAATGCCCATCACTTCGTAGATCGCCTGCTTGATCTGCTCGCGGGCGACGTAGAGTTCCTTGAGCGCGTTGACCCAGTCGATGATGGGGACGAGCCAGATGTGATTTTGAAGACCGCCGTTGATCAGGTCGACGCCGGCGACGGGAAGCATCTTGCCGTCGTCGGCGGTCAGCAGTCCTGCAATATCGCGGTTGGATGCGTTGTAACCCCCTCGCACCTTGATCTTGTCGGTGAGTGCGGAAATGCGACGGCTGGTATCATCAAGGTCCGCCGCAAGGCGGCTGTATAGGTCGTAGTAAGGCCTTGGAAGCATACTGTCCGTCGTGGTGACAGCCAGTAGGGGCTTTGGCACGGGAAAGAACCCAGAAAGGCCCAGACTGTCGGGGTCAACACGTAGAACAAGGCCGTCGACCTCCCTGATGAACCAGATGACCTTGCCAAGGTTCTTGGCCCAGATCTCCCATACCATGGCCTTCTTGATGACGCCGCCCAATTTGTTGGCGGTCTTCATCGCGGAGCCGCCGCCGACCACGGACTTGGCGGCGCTTTCGTCGGTCCACTTGAGGATCTCCGACATCTTGTTGGCGGCCTTGTAGGCCTGAAGATCTTCGCTGTCGTCGAACTCCGAGAGGAGAGAGTTCTCGTCGAACAAGTGCCGGAAGGCGACCCAGCTGCCGTCGGCGAACTGGCGCACGGGATCGTACAGCACGTCCTCCCAGTAGACGTACTCGTCGGCGACGGTCTCCCAGATCTTGACGTCCTGCATCGCCGGCGGCGTGCCGGGCAGCGGGGGTGGTGCCATCGGGTCCGGGGGTGCCGGTTGGGATGAGATCTGCGGCTTCCAGCGCACCCGGCACGTCCCACGGCCGGGCAGCAGTACGTCCTTGACGGCGGCGCGGATGGCTTCGTGGGATTTGTCGTCGTCGACGACGATGGTGAGAGCCTTCTGCATGACGGCGGCGGCCGTCTCGATGTCGTTCTGCTCCGGCATGCCGGGGGGAGGCGGCGCGGGCTGCGGCGGCATCATGGGGAGGGGCTGGCCCTCGGCAACCATCGGCTGCGGGACCTGCGGTGGCATTTCCGGGGGTGTGGTCGCCTCCGGGGGGAGGGGCGGCGGACCGCCGGGCGGCAACGGAGCGGTGGGTCCGGCACCCGGCGGTCCCATGGGCGGCGGTAGTGGGCCCGCGCCCATGTCCTGCGGCGGCTGCAGCTCGACCTGTGGCAAGGGGGGAGGTCCCATGGGCGGCGGCGGCAGCGGCATCGGCATCGGAGGTGCCGATTTCTTGGCGAAGCGGCTTTTGACGACCGGCTGCGGCGGCGTCGCGTAGATGTTCGGCAGCATCACTTCGGTGTTGCTGAACAGGATATTGAAGACTATCTCGTCGTTGGTCTTCTTGGTGCCGATCGAGGTCTTTTTGCCGTCATTGCGGTAGATGCGGATTATTTCGCGGCCCCGGGATCGCCAGTCGGCTTCGGCCTGTTCGGCATCCGCGAGGGCTCTTTCCCAGAAGCCGATGTCGATTTCCGGCTCTTCCTCATCAGGAGCCGCTGGAGCGACCGGAGGACGGTCAGGGCGTCCGGTTTCGGCCGAGAGGGTGGGGGCGACGCGGGGGTTGTCATCGATCGGGAACGCCATCGTCAGAGGTCCAGTTCGCGCAGGCGGAAGGCGTTGGCGACGAGGAAGGGATTGTTGGCGTCGGCACCGTACTCGGCGTCGTGGATCGAATTGGCGCTGGCATGGTAGGGACGGGACATGCAGGCGTAGCGCACTTCGTCCACGGCGTGGTCCTCGCTGTCGGTGTCAAGATCCTCGGGATTGGTTTCCGAGTGCTGCATCATCGGCAATGTGCGGATCGTATCACGACATTGGTCGAAAAAGAAAATCATCGGGTGTCCGTCTTCGTTGCCGCGCAGGCGGTTGCGCAGTTGATCCCATCCACCCATGCGCTTGTCTCGGCCAAGGCGAGCATTGTCTGCTCGTCTAAAATACGCTCCATGTCGGCCGAGGGTCTCGCCAATGCTTGGGCCGGAAATGACGGCGAATGCTGCCGGATCGAGGACGCCGTAGGCGATGTCCTCCTGTCCATCTCGCGCAACGATGCCGCCAGCAACCACTTCAGCTGGGAGCTTGAGGCCTTGGTTAGGTCCAGCTGAACCGTACCACTCGCGATAGCGGACGATAGCCCCCCGGGGAAGGACACGGCCGGGGTTGGAAGCGGGGTGGTGGTCGTCGGGGACGTGGGCCCACCAGCCGACCGAGAACGGCTTGGCGGAACCCCAATCCATAGACCTAAAGCGGACCCAATGGTCTGGAATACGGAAAGGATGAAGGACGTGACGGGATGTAGCGAACTCGGGGAAGAACGCGCCTTCGATGACATTCCAGTCTCCTTCGAGCCATGCGCGGACGAGTTCGGCACTGCCGGAGGCGCGCAGGCGGTTGACGTATTGCGGATCGTTCTTGGTGAGTGCGGGGTTGTCCGAGAGCTTGGCGGGAATGAAGACGCGGGTCAGTCCTGTATTGGGGTCGGTGGTGGGGGTAAGAGGACCAATGTCAATCGCCCACTGCTTGACCCAATGGTGTCCGGGGCCGCCGGGATTACAAGTCGCACGAAATTGGCAGCGGATGCCGGGTACAGGTGAACGAAGCGTGGCGAACAGCTTGAAGATGGACTTGCTGTCGGCGTATTGGGTAAGCTCCTCGACGTAGACACGGGTGAGGCTCCAGCCTTGATAGTTCTGCGCATCAGCGTCGGTCTCCAAGTAAGCCATGTTGAGCATTCCGCCTCCAGCGAAGCGGAAGAACTTCTTCTGGTCGTTCCAGACCGCCGCGCTGCCATACATCTGCTGCGCGGTTTCGATCGTGTCCTTCAGGTCCTCACGTGTCTTGCGGACCATCAGGCCCCGGGCAGCTTGCCCGTGTCGCTCCGCGTGGAGCCAGAACTCGCCAAGGCTCGCGAAAGACTTTCCGCCGCCGCGCGCGCCGCCGTAGACGACGATGTCGAACGGAGCCCTGATGAACAGGACCTGCGGGCCCGGCTGCGGCTTGAACCCGATGACGACGCGGGATGATGCCATTGTAGACTTCAACTTTCTGAAATGGTCTCCGTCAATTTTTAAGGGGCCTACAACCTAGGGTTGTACCCCCACTTTCCGGGTCGACCCCCGGGGTAGTATAGAGTTGCTTAACATGTTAAGCAACTAGTATAGTGCAAGTATAGAATAGTACCAAGTGGTACGATCATAGTATAGTGCAAGTATACTACGAGCCCTCGCCGACCGAGGGCTCAGGCGCATGCTCGTCTTGGTTGTGCTCGATTGTCAGCATGTTGTCAGTAGATGGTAAGCCATCGCTTACCATCCCGAGCCACTGCTCGGCGCTCATCTCGTCAGGGCTCTC